AGCAGGGCGTGGGCTACTTCTTCGACGAGGTCATGGCGCTGCGCGTCGAGAAGGACGCCGACGGCAACCCGACCCGCTGGCTGCAGACCAGCCGCGACTTCAACTACGAAGCCAAGGACCGCTCCGGCGCCCTTGACATGTTCGAGTCCCCCGACCTTTCGGCAATCGCCGCAAAGATCGCTTCCTCCGCCGCCTAACTCCAGAAAGGACACCCATCATGGCGCAATTCAACTTCGACACCAACAGCGTCGAGAAACGCGAAAGCAACTACGAGCTCCTGCCGGCCGGCTGGTACACCGCGCAGGTGACCGAGTCCGAGATCGTCAACCTGAACTCGGGCAACGGTCAGGCCATCAAGCTGACCTTCGAGGTGCTGGCCGACGGCTACCGCAACCGCAAGGTGTGGGCTCGCCTGAACGTGCGGCACACCAACCCGAAGGCCGAGACGATCGCCCAGCAGCAGCTGCGCGAGCTGTGCGACAGCATCGGCGTGGTGCGCATGCAGGACACCGTCGAGCTGCACAACAAGCCGGTGCAGATCCGCGTGAAGATCCGCAAGGACGACACCGGCCAGTACGAGGACCAGAACGAGGTGGCCGGCTTCAAGCCCGTCGGCGGCAGCCCCGCCCACGGTCAGGCGATCGCCGCCGGCATGGCCCAGCGCGCCGCGCCCTCGCAGGCCAGCGCCCCGGCCGCAGCCGCTCCGGCCGCCGGTGGCTCCACCCCTCCGTGGGCCAAGAAGGCAGCGTGATTTTTCGGGGCTGCAAAAGCGGATGCTGGGGAAGGGTTGGGGTATCCCGGCCGAATAGCGCACCCAGACGCAGCGAGTAGCAGCCCCACCCTCTGGAAGCAAACCATGTACGACAACCTGACCCGCGCCCAGCAGATCCTGCTGGCGATCGGTGTGCCGGAGACCAAGGTGTTCTTCGGCCACAAGCTCGGCAAGTCCGAGAGCAACACCAAGAGCGGCCCCGGCCGCAGGCACAAGCAAGGCGCGAAAGACGCCAACCCCGCTTGACCACTTTCCCAACCCCCTGAAAGGCAACAATGCAGAACCAACCCCAAGTCCTGACCATCAAGATGGTCGTCCCCGGCGTCGAGCTCGTGCTCAGCGCCCTGTCCAAGCTGCCCTATGAGCAGTCCGCCGGCCTGATCGCCGAGATCCAAGGCCAAGCCCAGTATCAGCTGCAGGAGGCGCAGCAAGCCGCCGCTGGTACCGATGCCCCGGCCGAGGCCGCAAACTCGCCTGTAGCCCCGGCTGAGGCCGTCGCTGAGGCATCCGTCGGAGGTACCGACTGATGGCCACCCGCATCTACGCAGTCCAAGGCCCTGACAGCTTCCGTCTGGTCGAGGCCACCACCAAGCAAGCCGCCCTGCGCCACGTCGCCAAGGACATCCTGAGCGTCGAGGTGGCGAACCAGAAAACGCTGGTTGCCGCCATGACCGACGGCGTCAAGGTCGAGCAAGTCGGCGCTGAAGAGGCTGTCGAATCCGCTGAGTAACCAGCCTGTGCCCTCGCGTGCGGGGGCATGGATTGTTTACTCATACACGGAGCAATCCCATGGCAGCACTGCCCGAGCCAGTTCATTCAACCGTCGGCCGGATCTATCAGGCCTACGAGAGCGACGCCGAAGACGGCAACCGCCCGCACCTTGGGGCCAGCCTGATCGGCCACGCCTGCGAGCGATACCTGTGGATGACCTTCCGCTGGGTCGACGCCAAGAAGTTCCCCGGCCGCATGCTGCGCCTGTTCGAGACAGGCCAGCTCGAGGAGGCCCGCTTCGTGCGCAACTTGCGCCGCATCGGGATCGAGGTCCACGACGTCACGCCCGACGGCAAGCAGTGGCGTGTGTCCGCTCTGGGCGGCCACTTCGGCGGCAGCATGGACGGCGCTGGTGTCGGCTTCCCCGAGGCACCGAAGTCGTGGCACGTCCTCGAGTTCAAGACGCACAACGACAAGAGCTTTAACGATCTGGTCAAGAACGGGGTGCGCAAGGCCAAGCCCCAGCACTACGCCCAGATGCAGGTCTACATGGGCCTGACTGGCATGGAGCGCGCGTTCTATCTGGCCGTCAACAAGAACACCGACGAGCTCTACAGCGAGCGCGTGGACTTCGACCCGGTCGAGTTCGCCAAGCTGAAGGGGCGCGCCGAGCGCGTGATCAACGCCAACGAGCCGCCACTCCGGTGCAGCAACGATCCGAGCTGGTACGTGTGCAAGATGTGCGACTTCCATGAGCACTGCCATGGCGAGGCCGCGCCTGCAGTCAACTGCCGCACCTGCGCGCACAGCACGCCGGTAATGGATGGCGACGGCGACTGGGACTGTGACGCTCACGGCCGCGAAGCATGGAAGCACGTCTCAATGCGCACGGGCTGCAAAGACCACCGCTACATCCCGATCCTGCTCGAGCGCTTTGCCAAGCAGAAGGACTATGTCAATGGTGATGTGGTCTACGAGACCGAGGCCGGCGAGTTCGCCAACGGCGACCCCAGCAACGGCGCGCTGTCCTCGCAGGAGATCCGCGACTGCCAGCAGAAGGTCATGCTGGCCGACTGCTACCGCATCAAGCGCGAGCTGCTTGGCATGGGTATCGACAGCAAGGTGGTGTCATGATCCCACGCCCGTATCAGAGCCGCACGCTCGACGAGCTGTGGACGTGGTTTGGCAGGCACGACGGGGGCAACCCCATCGTCGAGGCCTGCGTCGGCGCCGGCAAGTCCCTGATGATCGCCCTGCTGGCGCAGCGTGCGGACCTCGAGTTCCCGGGCACCCGCATCCTTGTGCTGGTCCACCAGAAAGAACTGCTCGAGCAGAACGTCGAGAAGATCATGGCCGTCTGGCCCGAGGCCAACGTGGGCCTGTACAGCGCAGGCGCCGGCCGCAAGGATCTGGGCTGCCAGATCACCTACGCCACGATCGGCAGCATCTGGAAGGACGCACACAAGATCGGCCGCATCGACATCGTGCTGGCCGACGAGTGCCACCTGATCAACCCCAAGGACGCCGGCATGTGGCGCTCCTTCCTGAATGATCTGGCCAAGTACTGCCCGACCGCGCGCACCATCGGCTGGACCGGCACGCCCTTCCGCGGCAACGGCGTCTGGCTGACCGCCGGTGACGACGCCCTGTTCACCAACATTGCCACCCGCGTACCCATGCGGGAGCTGCTGGACCTCGGCTACCTTGCGCCGCTGATCCCGGCCACAACGGTCACCCGCATCGACGCCCACGACGTGCGCACCAGCGGCGACGACTACGTGGTCAGCGAGCTGGCCAAGGTCACCGACACGACCGAGCTGGTGGAGGCCACCTGCGAAGAGATCGTGCAGCTGGCCAAGGACCGCAAGCGCTGGCTGGTGTTCGCCGTGACCATCGAGCACGCCGAGCACGTCCGCGACGCCCTGCGCCGCCGTGGCGTGGTGGCCGACATGGTCAGCGCCAAGACCCCCAAGGCCGAGCGGGCGCAGCTCATCGCCGACTTTCGCGCCGGTCGCATCCGCTGCCTCGTCAACGTGGCTGTGCTGACCACCGGCTTCGACGTGCCGGCGGTGGACTTCATCGCCCTGCTGCGGGCGACCAAGTCACCCGTGCTGTACGTGCAGATTGCCGGCCGCGGCATGCGGTGCGTGGGCGCCAACATCGAAGAGTCGATCCGCAACGGCAAGGCCGACTGCCTGTGGGCTGACTTCACCGACACGACCAGCATCATGGGTCCGGTCGACGCGGTCAAAGGCCGGCTGCCCACCGGTGGCCGCAAGGGCGAGGCCCCGACCAAGCTGTGCCCCAACTGCGGCAGCCAGAACCCGGCCAGCGCCACCGAGTGCCTCGACTGCGGCTTCCTGTTCCCGGAGCCGGAGCGCATCAAGCATGGCACGCAGGCCTCCGCTGCGGCCGTTCTGAGTTCGCAGCAGGAAACCAACTTCGACGTGCGCCCGGTGACCGAGGTGCGCTACCGGCTGCACCACAAGGAAGGCAGCCCCACCAGCCTGCGCGTCGAGTACTACGACAACATGATCCGCGTGGCCAGCGAGTGGGTGTGCCTCGGGCACGAGGGCTTTGCACGCAAGAAAGCCGAGCGGTGGTGGGTGCAGCGCACCACGATCGACGCGATCCCGGGCGACGCCGAGCAGGCGCTCGAGTGGCTCGATTACAGCGACGCAGTGCTGCGAAAGCCCGAGGCAATCGTCGTTACCAAGAAAGACAAGTACCCGCAGATCGTCAGCTACCACTGGCAGCAACAGAAAGAAGCAGCATGAGACCCGCAGAGATTCAAGTGAAGATCAACATCGCTCGCCGAGAGATGGAGTTCTGGCAGGGCGTCCTTGCTGACAAGCGCTGCGGCAACTGCCAGAACTTTGACGGCCACCGCTGCGACAAGTACGACGCAGAGCCTCCTGCCGGCGTCAAAGAGCCGGGCTGCGACGAGTGGAGTTGGGACTCGATCCCGTTCTGAGAAAGGAAGACAACAATGACAGCGCCACAACTGTTGGAGAAAGCCTTGGGCCACATGCTGGACCGAGCTGCGACCTATGACCAGCCTGCTGGCGAACGGAGCATGGGCCGCACCGTGCAAGCGTTCAACATCATCACCGGCCGAGACCTGAGCGAGAGCGAAGGCTGGCTGCTGCTGCAGCTCTTGAAGGACGTGCGCGACCGACAGCGCAACAAGCCGCATCAGGACAGCCTCGAAGACTGCATCGCCTATGCCGCGCTCAAGGCCGAGGCCCGCCTGCTGGAGATGCCATGAGACGCATGCTCGACATCATGCTTCTGGTCGCCGGCTGGGGCGCCTGCCTTGTCTTCATGGGTATCACAATGCGAATCATGTGGATCATCTTCATGATCGGCTGGAATACCATCCCATGATCCTGAGCCCAGAGGAACTGCAGACGCTGACGCAGCGCACTCGAGTCTCCGCCCAGCGGCGGGTGCTCGAGGCCCTCGGTATCCCGTACCGCCAGCGCCCTGACAAGTCTTTGGTCGTCTTCATCAGCGACGTCAATGCGACAGCGAAAACAGAACCGGCACCTCCCCAGCTGCGTCTACCACCGCCACGGCGCGTACTACCACGTCAAGAGCGGCAAGTGGACACGCCTCGGCGCTGAGCTCGACGAGGCGCTGCGCGAGTACGCGCGCCTGATGGGCCAGAGCAAGGGGGGCATGCCGGGGCTGATCGAGGATGCGCTGCCCCACATCACGCGTGAAGTGAAGCAAACGACCGCGGACCAGTACACCATCGCAGCCCGCAAGCTGCAGGCGATCCTCGAGGAGTTCTCCCCGCATCAGGTCAAGCAGAGCACCGTGTACGCCATGCAGGAAGGGCTTGCCCAGACGCCCAACATGGCCAACCGCTGCCTGACCGTGCTGCGGCTGGTGTTCACCTACGCCGTCAAGCACAGCATCGTCGACACAAACCCATGCACCGGCGTCAACAGGCTGCGCGAGAAAAAGCGAGACCGCCTGATCGAGCACGACGAGTTCTTCAAGGTCAGGCAGCACGCCGCCCCGCGGCTGCAGCTCATGATGGACATCGCCTACCTGACCGGGCAGCGCATCATGGACGTGGCCACCCTCCACCGCTCGGCCCTCCGCGAGGAGGGCGTGTACTTCCGGCAGGAGAAGACCGACGCCAAGCTGCTGGTGGCATGGACGCCGGAGCTGCGGGCGGCCGTTGACAAGGCCAAAGCCATGGGCGGGAAGATCAACGCCATGACCCTGTTCCACACCAGCCGTGGCGGGGCGCCGTCGTACAGGACCGTCTATGACCAGTGGGTCACGGCTTGCACCAAGGCGGGCATGTCAGACACCACGATGCGGGACATCCGCGCCATGTCGGCGACCAACGCCAAGCGGCAGGGCAAGGATGCCACCGCCCTGCTTGGCCACGCCAGCCCTACCATGACTGACCGCTACCTGCGAGACCGTGAAGTGCCGGTAGTGCAAGGCCCGAGTTTTGGACAGTCCAATTGACAGCGAACCAAGAACCGCATGAACACTGGCTCCGCGGGCATACGCCGGTAATGCAGCAGTATTTCCTTTGTGATACCCAAGGTGTTGATTCCGCAGGGAATTGGCTGGTATCACGTCCAATTCACACGCACCTCGGCACCCCCTTGAAGCCCGGCGAATTTCGATGTGCCGCGCGAGTTTTGGACAGCCTATAATCACAATGCTTATATCCCAACCAACCGAAAGGCGAAAAATGAAACAACACATTGGCGTGAAGCTGATCAACGCGAAGCCCATGAATCGGGCTGACTACAACGCCTTGCGCGGGTGGCAAGTCCCGGCCGACGAGAACCCAGCTGACGACGGCTATCTCGTCGAGTACATCGACGGCGGACAGGCCAATCACCCCGAGTTCAACGGCTACATCTCGTGGTCCCCGAAGGACGTGTTCGAGCGCGCATACCGCCCGACCAGCGGCATGAACTTCGGCCTTGCCATCGAGGCCCTCAAGGCTGGCCACAAGGTGGCCCGCGCCGGCTGGAACGGCAAAGGCATGTTCGTCTACTACGTCCCGGCCAACAGCTACCCGGCGCAGACCGGCGCCGCCAAGAGCCACTTCGGCGAAGGCGCGATGGTTCCGTACAACGCCTACATGGCCATCAAGAACGTCAACGACACCGTCAGCACTTGGGTGCCCAGCGTCAACGACTGCTTGGCGGAAGACTGGTCAATCGTTGAGTCCGCCGCCGACGACGGCGACTTCCCGCTGGGTCAGGCCTGCGACCTGTCCGGCGAAGGAACCTGCGAGGCCTGTCAATGAGCGGCACCACCGTCTACAGCATCGCCAACGTGCAGCACGCACTGCAGGCGCTCAAGGAAAAGATCGAGCCCCACCTGTGGTCCGAGACGCCCCTGCCCGTCATCGCCGCCCCCGGCTGGTGGCTCGAGGAAGTCCGCAAGGAGATGGGCGTCGAGGAAGGCTTCGAGCCGGGCGAGATCCACGGCTGCCACGTCACCCGCGTGGACACCGTCAACGAGCCGTACCTCGTGGACCACGACGGCAAGATGTACCCCATCCTGCCCCAGTGGATGCGGGCCAAGCAAGCGGCCGACACCGAGGGGGGCGACACAGAATGACGAACTACCAACGCACCGCCGCGTGGCTCGCTGCCTGCGGCAAGGCGCCGGGCCCTGAGGCCCTGTCAGTTCAGATTGGCTGCGACCTCGAGGAGACGGCCGAGCTGCTGCGCTGCCTGCGCGTGAGCGGCGACGGCTGGGCCCGGTTGGTCGAGCGCCTTGTGGCCGACCTCGAGAGTCTGGGCAACGAGCTCAAGCGCGGCCGGCAGATCGCCCACTTCCCCAACCACCTGCGCGAGGACGTGCTGGACGCCCTGTGTGACCGCGAGGTCACCGGCAATGGGGTGGCCTACCTCGCCGGCTTTGACAAGGACGGCGCCGATCGGGAGGTGCTGCGCTCCAACGAAAGCAAGTTCGAGGACGGCAAGCCGGTCATCCTCGAGGGCGGCAAGATCGGCAAGGGGAAGAACTTCTCCCCGCCGGACCTGCGCCCGTTCGTCTGATCAGGGGCCCGGCTGGGCCCCTTTTCATTTCGCCACCTGCAGGTACGCCCTGTTCACTTCGGTGGCCAGCTTGTCACGCTCGACCTGAATCTGCCTGCGCTTGAGCGTCTTCTCGGCATCGGTCAGCTTGGCGTCCTTGATGATCTCCAGCTCAGCCTTGCGCATCAGGGCCTGCTGCTTGGAGTACGTCTCCTGCATGCCAGCCAGTGCCATCAGCTTGCGCTCATCGTCCTTGAGCTCAGGGTCGATGCCCACCTTTTGCTGAGCCTTGACCTCGTCCGACAGCTTGCGGATCTGCGCCATGCGCTCGGCCGCACTGCGGATGTTGGCCGACTCATCGACCTCGCCGTAGAACTTGTTGACGAACGGGATCTTGTTGGCCTTGAGATCCTTCTCGTCGCCAGTCATCGCGAGTACCGAAGTGCCGACCTGCTCGACGAAACTGCCAAGACCGCCCGTGGTGGCGCTGATCAGGGTCTGGATGGTGCCCGGTGTCACCGAGGTCTCCATGCCCATGATGTTGCCAGCCTTGGCCTCGTTGCCGCCGCCCAGCTCGTTGATCGCCTTGGCGATGCGCGCAGGCACGGTGTCCTGCTGCGACACAAACATGCGCTCGGAATCCGGGCGCTTGTCCCACGGCGACTTGCCCGGGGCCGACGGGCTGCCGAAGGTGCCGCGCTCGTTGATGATCTGGATCGGCAGATCCGTCAGGGTGGGCGACACAGCCAGCAGCACCTGCACGCCGTCTGTGACGTCCACAGCGCCGCCGAACGGGTTGATCGAGCCCAGCACCACGGAGGTCATGTGCAGGGCCGCCTTGGTCGGCGTGACACCGCGGCGCTTGTCCTCTGCATTGCGCAACATGTCGGCAATCATGTAGCCGAGGTTCGGGAAGATGTTGAAGCCGTACTGCACCGGGATGGTGACGTAGCGGCCACGCTTGCCCACACGCTCGATGCCGTCAGCCAGAGGACCGCCCGGCGGCAGCATGATCACGAGGTTGCGTTCCTTGACGTAGCCGGGAATCTTGTCCCAGTACTTCTCGCCATCGTCATCCTCGCCGCCAGCCGAGGCGCCATACAGGGCCAGCATCACGCCGACCCCGGACACGCCAGCCATGGCTGCCTGCACCTTCGGGTTCTTCAACACCTTGAACAGCTGGGCAGTGCCCTGCACAGCCGCGTTGTAGAACAAGTACATGTTGTTGAGCGCGCCGCCCCACTCACCCTTGCGGTTGAAGTTGGTCGTGCCGTCCTTGGCAAGCAGCGCGGCCTTGGTGGTGCTGTTGCCCATCTCGCGGCTGGTCATGTACAGCGCGAAACGGGTGGCGTTTTCGGACGCAGCACCCAAAAACTCCAGCACCTTGAGCGTGAACTGGGCCAGCTTGAAGGGGGGCATCGACTTGATTGCCTCCCACGGGTTGCGGGCCGAGGCGCCGGACAGCAGCAGCTCGTTGCGCAGCTCCTTGTTGATGTCCTCAAGCGTGCGCATGTAGAAGCCGCCGGTGACGCCGCCAGCGTTACGGAACTCTTGGAACATCCGGTCGACCTGCGGGTTGCCGAAGATGGCGTTGGTCGTGCCGGACACGCCAAGCTCCTGACGGCTCGAGGCCATCAGCGCCTTGCCGTAGTTCTTCAGGTACAAGGCCAGACCTTTGCCGCCCAAATCGTCGAGCGCGGACATGGTGCCCGACCACAGCGCGTCACGCGGGATGTTGAGCGCGGCGAAGGCTGGGTTGTACTTGGTCAGCACAGCTCGCATCCAGTTGTTCCACCAGCCAGACACGGCCATCGTGGCGCGCTCGAGACCGCTGGTCTCATCCTTCCACGCCTGACGCAGCGCGCGGGTCAGCTCTTTGTCAGCGAGCTTGATGTAGACCTGCTGGCCGCCCACCTTGACTCCGATCGTGTCTTCGCCCTTTTCGACAGCCTTGGTGTACTGCACGGTGCCCAAGCCCTTGTTGAAGGTTGGCTTGGTGCGCTCGACGTCAACAGCCCACAGATCCGGGTCAGGGTTGGACAGCACGAAGTCCAGCAGGACCTTGCCCACGTCGTTGCGCTCGACGCGCATGATCACACGCTCGTAGTCGCGGATCACGTTTTCGATCAGGTCGCCGGCCTTGGTCTTGCGGCCCATTGCACGGATCGTCTCAGCACCGCGGATGTTGACGCCGCGGCCGATGCCCGGCCGTGCGACGCCGGTGTCGATGTCGAAGTTTTCAAAGCCACGCAGCGGGATGTAGTTCTCGTAGGCGCCCTCGAGCTGGTTGAACTCGTCGTTGGTTATCAGGCCTTCGCTCAGCATGATCTGGCGCGTAGCCGAGGTGATGCTCATCAGCATCCGGTGCAGATCTTCAAACTTGCTGGTGTCGCCAGCAAGGCTGACCATCTGCAGGATGTTGTCGGCCTCGTCGTTGCTCATGCCAGAGCCGCCGTCAGGCATGCGCTTGTTGATGCTGGCGATGTAGGCGTTGCGCTCCTTGGCGTGCTTTGCATAGGAGTACATGGCCAGCTCGTCAAGGTCGATGCCGTACTTGGCCGCCTTGTCCAGCATCGGCTTGATCACGTCGGCCTTAAAGTCGTCGATCGCAGTTTGAATGCGGCCGGGCATTAGGGTGTTGGCGTCGTAGAAGTTCTGGGCGTCGGTGACCTTTCCGCCCTTGGCTTTGACAGCCTCGATCACTCGCTTCATGCGCAGGCCATCGTCCTGCAGCTTGATGCGGGCCTGATCGATCTTGCTGCTCGACTCCATTGAGTACTGCGAGCCGGTCAGCTTCTGGCGCTTGATAGTGCGGTTGCTCTTGACGATGCTGTCGTTCTTCTGGCTGTACTCGCCGCTGTTGCCGGTGGCTGACTTGATCTGGTTCGGGGAACCGATCACCACCCACACGCCGTCGCCCATGTCGACGCCGTCGTAGCCCTGCGCACGCAGGCGGTCAAAGATCTGACCTTGCGTTTTCTTGTAGTTGCTGGCGTAGCGCATGGACTGCATGTCATCGTCCGACAGCGTGGCCGGATTCTCGATGCGCAGGTACACCGGCATAACGCGGGAAGCAGTGTTGATTGCCACCGGGCGGCCGCCCTCCCACTTGAAGTCCATGCTGTCGTTTTCGACTGCATACGAAGACGCGCTCGCAGGATCAGTGGTGAACCAAGCGCCGTTCTTCGGCACCTTGAACTTGAAGAAGTCGACATCCTTTGATGTGCCGGTATAGACAACCACCGGCTGACCACTCTCGTCAACCACCTTGCTGTCGCCGAACCAGCGCTTGAACTCGGCGGTGTCAGGTGCAGCACGACGGCTGAACATCACGCCACCAGCATCGGGCTCGAAGCCTGCGTCGCGCAGCGCGGTCTGCAGCGCAGTGGAGCCAAGCACCGTGCCAGACGCGTCGAAGTTGTTGGTGCCACCTTCAAACGGGAACGGTTTGAAAGAACGGGCGCCTGCTTCGTACTCGGCCATCTCGCGGTCGAATCTGTTTTTGAACTCCTGCTCAGACGTTGTGTTCAACGTCTCACGCGCCACAGTCAGCGGGATCGAGCCAAGCAGCTCGGCCTCAGTCCCCTGCGGGAACGAGTACCAGTAGCCGCCGTATTTGGCCGGCATGCGGCCGACGCTGCTGCTGTCGAGCATGCGCCCACCACGTGCGCGAGAGAACTGACCAAAGCCGCCCTCTGGCACCTTGACCTTGTAGACAAAGATCGTGTCGGAGCCAGCGGCTTCGCTGCCTGCGGCCGAGTCAAAGTCATCCACCATGGACAAGTAAGTTGCCAAGCCCTTGACCGATGCGGCGTTTGTGTTGTCGAGGCCGGCCATGCTGGCCAGACGCACCACCGTGATCTGGTCGCCCGGCTTCGCGTCAAATTCGCCGGGCTCCTCGATCGGCGCCATCTGCACGCGGTTGCTGCGCATGACAGTGAAGGGGCTGTCGACGTCCTGCGGAGCAAAGCGGAACGAACCGCCGGCCTCGGCCAGCACGCGATCGGCGGCCTCGGCTTCAGACTGCTTGACCCGGGCCTCACCAAACTGCAGCTTGAACGACGGGGCTGCCTCGGCCAGTGCCGGGCGAGCCTTGATGATGCCGACCATTTCGTCGTTGCTGGGCTTGCGCACAAGCTCGTCGCCCTCGGTGCGGGTGGTCACGGCCTGAGCCACGCGCTCGGCCACGCGGTCGCGCATCTTGCTGCCATCGGCCATGCCCTCGTAGGCCACGGGCACGTCGGCATTCAGCACCACGGCCGTCTGCATCTCACGATTCACGTAGCCACGGAAGCCGGCATCCAGCACAGCGGACTCGAAGCCGTTCTCGTCTCGCGTCTTGCGCAGTGACTGCACGCGCTGCTTGTCTTCGGCGCTGGCCGTGGCCATGTCGAACATGTTGCCCAGCGTGGCGCGGTAGACGTGACTGCCCAGCCCGATCTCGGGCCGGGGCATATCAGCATTGTTATTTGTGAGGTAAAAATAAACCCGCTTCTTGATGCGCGGGTCTACACCCGGCTCATTCAAGCGCGCCTGCTCAGCGCCCTTGATGCCGGAGCCGAAGGCGGTGCCACTCAGCCGCGAGAGGCCGGGGGCTTTGCCGTAGTGGATGCCTGTGACTGTGCGTCCAGTTCCCGCATCGGGGCGAGCGCTGGGTCCACGGGCAAGTTCTGCAGGTCCGCCGGTGCGGTTGCTGCGTCTGACGCTGACGCCGGCGAGCTCTCGTTCGAGGGCTGCGGTCGCTTCTGTCCGAAGAGCACGAGCCCCTTTCCGAAGATCCGCTCGGCTTCCGCGTCCGTCATCGGTCTCACGGCCATAGTCGTACTCCTTCTTTTCTGGGAATGCCGCGAATACATCGCGGGTCATTACAGTATAACGCTTGTTAAGTTTCTGGTCAACGAGAATGGCCAGCTGCTGATTCGGAACCTTGGAGTAATTCAGGATCGTCATCACGCCGTTGGCCATGGACTGGCCGGCGATCGGCTTCTCGCCATTGACCTCAATCTCGCGCAGGGTCTGGTAAATCTGATCGACCTCTGCGGGCGTCTTGTCGCCCAGCTCGATGGCAATCGCGCCCACCTGCTCGCCGCCCTTGAAGGCCTTGGGCGAGACCACCATCATGGAGTCTTGCGCCAGAACGAAGCCCAGCTGCTTGGCGATCTCGACCGCATCGCCCTTGTCCAGCAGCACAGTGAAGGACGGGTTCGTGTCCTCGAGATAGCTTCCCACTTGATCGGTGATGATGCCGCTCGAGGTGAACTGAGCGAGCACCTTGGGCACGATCTCGCGCGCCACGCGGGCGCTGATGTCAAGGCGCTGTGCCTGATCCAGCGAGCGCCAGCGGTTGGTCAGCTCTTCGTTGTTGGGGTCTGGTGCGACCTCGAAGACCACACCCTTGCGGGTGGGGTTCAGCCGCTCTTTTTCGAGCTGGGATTGCTCGTAACGGGAGCGGACGAACTCGTCTCGCTCGGAACCTTCGAGCGGGCCAGATCGCCCAGCCCTTTGACCATCGCCTTGCGCTGCACGTCGCTCATCTCGCGCATTCGCTTGTCGAACTCGTCTTGCTCCAGATTTGGCTGCAGTGCGGAGTTGCTGTTCATCGTAGCCCTCTTCTTTCAAAACCTTTTCTGTGGCACCAGCATAGTCCTGACTGGTGACGCTGAGCTTGACGCCAAGCGCTTTGTACAGCTCCTGCTCCGGGTACCAGATCAGGGCCTGCATGGCGGCCGGCGGCACGCGCTGGCCGTATGCCTGCTCAACCAGATCCACCGCCTTGCGCACGACCTGACGCATCTGGCGGCGCTCTGTGCCGTTGCCGGGCACATCCTTGGGCTTGTCGATCGATTGGACCATCGTCTCTGCAGCCAGCACCAGACTGGTCTTTTTGCGCTGCTTGTTGTCGAAGGCTTCGCGGTTGGCCTTGAAGTCTTTCTCGTGAGCCTTCTTGACCTGCCTTGCCAATGCGATGGCGGAGTCCTGATCGGTGCGCGCTGCCTCGATCAGGTCTGCGTCGAACTGATCTGCGTACACGCCATCGTCACCGCGCTGGTCAAACGAATCGCGGAACCGCTTGAGCTGGCCGGAAAACTTCTCGGCGTCAAACGCACGCAGGTAGCCGGTCAGGCGGCCCATGGTGCGCATGAACCACATGTCCATGGTCACCGGCTCAAAGTTGCCATTCAGGTTGGAGTAGAAGCCGAAGCCGATCTTCGGGCCGAACACGGAAGAACCCAGCACCTCTTCGTCGACCAGCTCACCGCCCGGATCGAAGCCGGCCGAATTGAGCTCGCCGATCGTAAAGGGCGTGGCAAGGAAGCGGCGGAACAGGTCCGGTCCCATGTCGGCCATCAGCTCGTTGGCCAGTCGGAAGTTGCCGGACATCGCCTCGGCGGACTCGCCCTCCCCGATCTCGGGAAACTTGCCGGTGTTGCGGAAGGCCTCGTACTGGCGCATCGCCAGCTTCAGGTTGTTCTCGACGTTCAGGCCCTGCGAAGCAATCGCCATGCCCAGCCGGAAAGCGGTCTGGGCGTTGACGTCGCGCCCCAGCTCTGGGTACTTGACGGCAGCCATGGCCAGCGTCTTGGCGATCGTTTCGTCGTACCACTCCAGCGCATTGCCGCTCGAGCGAATGGCAGCCATGGTCTCGGCCGCGATCAGCTTGGCCAGCGTGTCCTGATCCTCGGGCTTTGCAATGTCCAGCAGGCGCAGGCCAGAAGAGCGGCGACGCTCCTCAAGGAACTGCACCGTCTCTGGAACCCCGCCCTTGAGTGGCGCCACGAAGGCGCGATCCTTAGGCTCGCCGGTCTGGTATTCGAGGGAGGTGGATGCCAGCTCTTCGGCCGACAGGTTCAGCTGCTTTTGGATGTTTGCCGCAATAGCGGGGTCGGCCTTTGGCTCGTTCTTGAGAGCCTTGATCGCGGCGTCTGCATCGGCCGCTTTGAACATGACGGCATCACCGTCAGGGGTGGCCACGCCCTTGGCGACGGCTTTAGTCAGGAAACGGATTCTGTCGACGTCGCCCGCAACAGTGATGCGGCCTTTGTCGTCGACGGTGTAGCTGTAGCTGCCGGCCTTCTTGGAGCGGTTGCTACGAACTACGGAGTCGCCTTCCCGCTCAGATCCGCTCCGCCCTTGAACTTCTCCTCGATCTGCTTGCGCAGTTGCTGCATCCGCAGCTTGGCCTTGAGCTGCTGCTCCGGCGTTAGAGTCGTCTTCTTTGATGGTTGAGCGGTAGACCTCTTCGGAGATCCGGCCTGCTTCAAATTCTTCGCGTGCTGCATTTTCAAGCCTTTCCTTCAGCCCCAATTTTATCACAGGCGTGATGTTCTGCAGGTCGGTGACGTCAGCCGCGCCGGGGCCGCGGGAGTTGTCGACCGCAATGATGTCGAAGTTCGGGTCGTCACCAAACCTCTTTTGCAATTTGCGAATGACTTCGCTCGAGCCAGCATGGCCCTTGACCAAGGCGTAAATTGGCACAGTGCGGCCGGTGCGCATGGCTCGCGTCAGAACACCGTTGCGGAAAGCCTCCTCGGGCTCTCGGTAAACGTAAACGACGTTGACGATCTGCCCGGCATCGAGCGCCATCTGGATGTTGCGCTCAGCTTTGTCGTAGCTCGAAAGCGTGCCGTCGTACACCGTGTGGCTGCGATCAAGAACGTCGGTCAGCAGATCCTCTGCACTTGTCTTGCCGGAGCCGCCGCCGCCAGCCATGAACACCACCTCACCCAGCGGCTCTGCCTTGGCGATGCGGTTTTCGTACTCGCGCTGGATGAAGTCGCTGGCCGCGTCATGCACCTCGGCCGAGCGGGTGCGGTCTGCGCGGTACTCTGGCGACAGCTCGCGGGCAATGTCGGTGTCCAGCTTGCGGCCACCATTTGTACCCTTGAGCGCCGCGTACTCCTGAGCGGCTCCCTCGAAGTCGGTGTCGATGCGCTGCTGCAGCTTGGCGCCGATCTCGGACTTGTTGCTGCGGACCACGCCACCGGTGACCGCTGCATCTGGCTGCAGGCCCTGATCGCGCAGAGCTTCGGCATAGGCCGTGGTCAACAGGTCGCGGGCTTTGACGATGTCGGTGATGTAGGTATCAGCGAAGTCCTGACCGTAGCGGCCGGACACTTTGCGCAGAAGCTGGTTCAAGCTGCCGAGGATTATCTTGGCAACCTCGCCAAACTCCTTGTTGCCCATCTTCGTGCGCAGCTCTTCCCAAAAGTCGGCGCGCTTGCTGATGACCTGCACCATGAAGGCGGGCGCTTCCTCCTCAAAAGTTTCCTCGGTGTACTTGAACTCATTGAGGAACTCGGCCTTCTTCTCGGTGCGGAAGAGCTGCAGCAGTTGAGCGTTTAGAGCCTTGCGCTTTTCTGCCGGAAGACCGTGGTACGCCTCGTGGATCGCCACGAAAAGCGGTGCATCCTCGGTCATTTCGGCGACCACGATGTTCCTGCCGCCGAGCTTGTTGATCATCCCGTTGGACAGGTTTGCCGGGTCGCCCTCGACGACTCGCGCAACCGTGTAGGTCTTGCCCAGCAGGCCAGACACGAGGCTGGCCAGCTTGTGGGTGTTGTTCATCTGATCGAGACGCAGCGGCTCGATCTTTACGCCATCAGGGGCAACGGCATTTTGAAAGACTGAGAACTCTTCCGTGGTCGCCGTTGGCGCAAACTTCAGTCCCTGAACTCCACTATCTTGCAGTTGCGGCGCTGCGGTGCTGGCGCGGGAGGCTGCAACAGCACTGGAACCTGCGACTGCTTCTTGTCCTTGCGTTTCTGCTTGGAGGGCTTGAGTGGTTTGAGTGCCAAGGGTGGTCTCCTTCGGGTATCCAACGATTTGAAACTTTCCATCGGCCATGGGCTCGACGCGCCAGTCATGGGTCTCTTTGTTGTCGAGCACCACGCTGGCCGTGGCCATGCCTTGCTCTGCAGCCTGCTGCGTCAGGTAGCCGTTACCGGCACGGCCAGCCCAATTGAGGGGCTGCACTACAGCATTGTTATTTTCTTGGTCGGCAATAGCCGCCTCGGTGCGAGCCAGCAGATCCGCATCAGTTGCGCGAGCCAGCGGGCGCGGTAGAGCTACACCGGCAGGCTGTTGGCCGGCTGCGCTTCCCAAAGGTGCAGTCGTTCCACCCACGGGTGCCAGTCCTGCGGCACTGACACCAGCACCCCGCAGGGCGTCGACTCCAGCAAGTCCTGCATTGCCCAAGCCTGCGCCACCGAGATCACCTGAGAGCTGACCGCTTCCTGCAACTGCGGGGTTAGCAATGCCACTTGTGCCGACATTCGTTGTCTCCGTGTTGGTTGGTACAGGCACGACGATCGGAGTAAGCCCGGCCTGCGCCGTTGCGCTGTCGGGCTCAGTGAAATTAAGGCTTTGAGTGCGCGCCGGTGCAGAAGGTCCAACATCACCAGCCTTGCGCTGGGTTTGATTGGCATCGATCAGCGCTGGATCGTATGAGTTCGGGTCCAGCAGATACGTTGCAGCTCGCTCTGCGCCGGCATCTGTAGGCAAACCCTGCATTGCTTCCTTGTACTGGCTGCGCAGACCCAAAGCAGTGAACGGCGCCGACGTCACCAGCGCCGTGCCCATGGCTTCGGGCACACCCTCTGTCAAAGACTGTTGGGGGGTGACTGTTTGCTTGACCACGTTCGAGCCGAGCTGAGTTCCGCCCTCTTCGAGTTGCTCACCGACCAGATCCTTGGTGGCCGTCTTGGCCATGCCCTTGGCAGTCAACGCCTCGGCCGTGACGCGGCCCAGACCCTTGCTGGCCACGGCAGCCTCGGCGCCCATGTACCCCAGCAGGCCCAGCGGCGCAGTGATCAACGCGGCCATCCGGGCCTTGGTGGTGGCCAGCTCCTCGATGGCCTGCTGGGCCGCATCATTTCGGTCCATGCCGTTGGCGATCTTCTTGTCGCGCAGGGCGATGTAGTCCGGGTTCTGCTGCCAAGCAGCCAGCACCTGCGGATCTTTGGAGGTCAGCGTCTCGTAGACGTCGCCGGCAGCATCGCCGCCAGCCATCACCATGGACGCGCCAGCACCGCCAGCCGTCGTGCCTGCGGCGCGAGCAGCAGTCTGGATCGCGTTGCCACTGATGGCCTCGCTAAGCGCCAGCGTCGGGCTCACACGGCCGGCAGCAGCGACGGAGCCGCCAAGCAATGCGCCGCCGGCGCGAGCAGCCGCAACGACACCCAAGAAGTTGGGCACCTGCTTGGCAGCCTCCGAGATCGTCAGCGTTGGGTTGGTCACAAGCTCTTTGACCGTGGCCACGTAGCGATCGAAGAAACCATCCTCGTTCAGCACGCGCTCTTTCAGTCGCTCGCGGTTTGCCCTCAGCACATCTGACTCGGCGGCCTGCAGCTCTTTCTGCGTCTCGCGCAGGGTCTCAGCGACATCGCTGCTGGGAGCGATGATGTTGATCGGCATCTGCACCAGACCGACAGCGCCCTGCGACAGGTTCGACAGCGTGTCGACCGCCCACTCGCCGGGCGTGCGGAACTCGTCGGCCTTGGCTTCGCGGGCGGCTCGTTCGTTGACGGGGTTCTTCGCGGCGCTGACCAGATCGCCGATGCTGCGAGTGCCCTGCTCGTCCATGGCCTTGGCCACCTTCTTGACGGTCGGGCTGTCGGTCTTGGCCATGCCGCTGCGCACGAGGTCAGCCTGCGCCGCGGTCTGGCTGGAGATCGGGCCGGCGCCGTAGGACAGGCGGCGATCGCGCTCAGCCTGCAGCTCCTCTGGCGAGGGCTGGTAACCCTCCATGACGCTCTTGGGTGCCGGCTTGAGGTAGTCGGCCACGCGCTGGATTACACCTCTGGTGTCGACCAAGCGGGGGTCGGCTTGACCCATCGGCGTTGCACTCCGCCCTTCGCTGGGACTGACGTCGGCAGGCAGATCCTGCTTGCCACCCTTGGGGGCAGTCAGGAAGTCAACGACCTCGGACGCCGAGTAGCCGGACTTCAACGCCCCGCCCAGATCAAAGTTGTTTTCTTTTGCGAGGTAGTCGGCGATCTCGTCGTCGGAGTACCCCGCGCTGCGGGCTGCGTTGATGTCGAACTTCATGGAATTAGAACGTCACGAAGGTTGCTGCTTGTCACCGCTTGAATGAATCAAGCGGTGGGCGGGATGCAGAATTATCGCTGGATTTTGGCCTGCCACCAGAGGCCAGCATGTTCGTGGCCCACGTCTTCTTCTCCTCGTCCGTCTTGTTCTTGAAGTTGAAGTCGTTCTTCTCTTTGTCCTTGATCAGGTTGGCCACCGACTTGTTGAAGTCGCCGCTCGTCCCAAGGACTTTGGTGCTGCCGTCCGACATGACCGCCACGCGGTTGCCGTCGCCGTCCGTGTAGGTGCTGCGAACCTTGGCCGCGCCTTCGCCGCCACCGGACCCGCCGGCCGGGCGGTTGGCCCGAGTCGTTGCCGCATCGGCGGTCTGCTGACGAATCGGCAGCAGTGCTTGAAATTCACGCGAGCGGCGGTCTTCGGCTTCGGCTGCACGGCGATCGCGGTTCTCTTCCTTGATCTCCTCCAGCACCGATTTCTTGGTGTCCTGATAGGACTTGAGCAGCGAGCTGCTGGCGCCCAGCTCACGAGCTGCCTGCACCTGATCCTCGACCGCTTGCAAGCGCGCCTCGTTGCGCGACATGCTGCGGGTGATTAGACCAGCGCCATCGAGGGCCTTTCGCTCTGCCGGAGTCAGGCTCTCGAGATGGGCCTTCATTTCGTCTGCCGTCATGGCGGGCGAATCACCGGCGATGGTGGTGGCGTTGCTGGCCAGTTTGTTGGCGTCGGCCGTGAGCTGCTTGGCCGCGCGCTTTTCACCAATCTCGGTGGCACGGGCCTCGACCTCGACGGCCTTGGCAGCGTCCTTCTGGGCGCGCTCCTCGAGCAGCTGGTCCTTGAGTCGCTCAAGCGCTTCGGCGCGCTGCATTGCCCTCGCCTCTTTCTCCTCATCGTTGAGGCGCTTGAAGCCGAGATCCGCGATGTTTGTGTAATAGCCGCCGATCGCAGCGCCAGCGCGCGCGATCGAGTCGCCTATCGAAGATCCAACAATTCCAGCCATGACGGCCCCCTCTTAAACTTCTGCCGCAGCGTTCTTGAACACGCTGGGGTCCACTTGATCCATGGCCTGCTGCAGCTGGGACGTGTCCACGCCGTTCTCGCCGAGATAGCGCAGCAGCATGTCCTTGAATGCCGCGGCAACGTCCTCGGGCGTGGGGTCCAGACCCGCAGCCTCGGCGATGTCAGCGACCTCGCTCAGGATCGCCATGGCCAGCAGGCCAAGCAGGTTCTCCGGAACATTGCCGTCAGTGCGCTCGTCAACGATCGATGTGACCTCAAAGGCGACGTTGGCCATGCCGCCTGCGACGTCCTGCGCCGACGCCTTCAACTGCTTGGCGATGTCCTTGGCGGCCTCGTTCTTGTACAGCGCCTCGTAGGCATACGTCAGCGCGGTCTGAAACGCAGGATCGTCCTCGTCAGGCACTTCGTCTTCGCCGCCGGCCATGGGGTCTTTGCCTTGCATGTCGGCTTGCATCGGTGCCTCGGCAGCAGCCGAGTCTGCCGGCATCTGTCCCTGCTCTTCTTCAGCGACAGAGGCATCACCCATTTTTTGTTGAATCAGTCCAGCCATGGTGTGTGCTCCTTTCAGCCGCGGAAGTAGTAGGGGTTGTAGACCGGGAAGTTGTTGTTCGTCATCGGAACTGCAGCGCGATTGACGATGCCAACTTGCGCGGGTCCGGTGCCGTACTGCTCTTCAAACTGGGTGCGATAGCGTTCACCGATCGCACGGGCATCCGCGACGGCGTCATATCGAGGCGCCTGCGGCTGCTGGCCCATGTAGGCGCTGCCATCAGGCACAGTGTTCGAGCCCCACAGATTCGCCCCGACGTTGGCGTTGTAGCGATCGCGCGCGGCCTGTGCTTGGTCCAGCTCAAAGTTGCGCTGCTCGACCGCGGCCTTGTTGTTGATCAGGCCGCCGGCCAGCGCGGTGCCGGCCTGAATGTACGCGCCGGTCTTCATCGCGCCGGCAAGGGCCTCGTAGCCGGTGGCCGCGCCGGCAGCAGCGCCAGCAGTCGTGGCCGCAGTACCGCCAGCGGTTGCCGCAGGCGCACCGGCAGCGGTCGTCGCCGTGGTCGAAGGCGCGGCCAATGCAGCCGTGGTGCCTGCCGCGGCGTTTGCTGCGGTTGCGCCCGCAGCCTGCCCGCTGAAGCCAGACGCCAGCGCAGAGCCGGCCTGCGAGAAGTTGCCAGACAGGGCGGAACTCCATGCCGTGGACAGGCTCGAGGCGGCGTTGGCCACACCGGAGCCCATGCCCGACAGGAAGCTGCCGCCGGCCGCAGACGAACTCAGTCCTCCCGCGATCGCCGCACCACCGAAGTAGACCGCCGCCGCAGTGAGAAGCACCTTGCCCAACTTCGAACTCGTTATCTTCTTCACGACCGAGCCAACGGTTTTGACGACGCTGGAGACCGCCTTCACAACCGGAGCCGCAACCGACTTCACGACATTGACGACGCCCTTGACGACGTTGCTGACAGCACGGCCGACAGCCTTGACTACCTTAGACATTTGAAGCTCCTCGAACGTAGGTAAGGTTCAGACTCTCCCGCGCGAATCCAACCCGATTGAAAAATTTGACAAGCCGCGGGTCCACGTTGGGCTCGAGCTCGATCACAGCCACCTTGATGGCTGATCGTGACTTGACCCATCGAGCGAACTCGCGAATCAAAGGCAAACCAGCGCCTGCGACGCGGGTGTAGTACAGCAGCACCGAGCACTGAAGGCGCTCGAACCAAAAGGACGGCTGCACGCATGCAGCAAACGCAGCCACCACCTTGCCTTCATGCTCTGCAACCCACATGAAATGCGCAGGGTTCAAGCAAGACCTTGCTGTGTCTGCCATCGCGCCACGGTCGATTCTCACCGGCAGCGGATCTTGCGATACCGACTCGACGGCGATGTCGACGATGGCGGGGATGTCTTGCATGGTGGCTTTGCGGAAGATCATTCTTTGACGTCAGCCCTTACTGGTTTCTCACAAAGTCGAGAACTTGTTGCGTTCGACCCAGTTGAACTTGAAGAAGCAGGTTCTGAGCGTGGACAGGATTGGTCGCCGCATACCGATCAAAATTCGCCTGCAATCCGGAATTCCTGATGGTTTGCATGTTTGGATTGCTGTAGACGGCGTCGAGGATTGGCTGCATCTCAGCAAAGTAATTTGGCCCGGCGCCCGGCGGAGCAATCAATTGAGGTTGCGAGGACTTGCTGAGAATGGGCGCCTGAGACGACTCGACTGGGGCCGGCTTCACCACTGGCGTCGAGTACTGCTGCTGCGCGATCGGAGCGACGGTCGGGTTGATGAACCCGGTCGACGCTCCGCTTGATGCTGTTTCAACGAGGCCAGCCGAGGGCTTGGCAATGATGGGCACCTGTGCCGGCGAGCCAGTGACCGGCTTCGTCACGATGCCGGGGTTCGGCGTGCTGTTGCTGGGTGTGCCGTAGACGACAGACGTCGGCGAAGACGGCGTGCCGATCGCTGGGATCTGCGTGCCGTAGAACTTGGCGCCCCATGCGATCTGGCTGTTCGCGTACCCGACGATGTTGTTGATCGCAGCCTGCTTTGCTTCAGCATTCAGATTGCCGTCAGCCATGATCGCGTTCACGCCGTTCATCGCGTTGGCAGAGATCTGAGCTGCAAACGACGTCGGAATGTTGTCGCGATTGGCCGCGATCTGGATGCCGAGTTTGTCGAGTTCGGCTTGGTTCTGAATGAGCAGTCGCCGTTCGGCATTGAACTGCTCGACGTTGAACTGATTGGTCTTGAGTGCCAGCTCTTGATCGAAGCGGTTTTGCACACCCATCTGCTCGAGCCGCGTCATCGCTTCGCGGGACGCGATGTCTCGCGCCTGACGGAAGTCCTGACCCGACTCCTGCAGCTGCTGAACGCGCATCGCAAAGTCGTTCTGGATTTTCTGCTGGGCGGCAGTGAACTCTTGCTGGCCAAGCTGGATGGCCGTCTGTTGGCGACGATCGAGATCGGCTTGTGCCGCAGTGAAGTTCTGCTGAGCGACTTGCAGTGCCTGCTGAGCGGCAACCGATTTATCGGCCAGAGCAACCTGCTGAGCGCGATCGAGCGCAGCCTGTGCAGACTGGAAGTTCTGCTGAACGGTCTGCAGGCTGGTCTGCTGAGCGCGATCCAGCGCTGCCTGACCCGCCTGAAACTGCTGCTGGCCGGCCTGCAGGGTGGACTGTTGCGTGCGGTCAAGTGCCGACTGGACAGCCTGAAAGGACTGCTGGCCTTGTTGCAACGAAGTCTGCTGAGTCCGATCCAGCGCAGCCTGTGCCGCGGAGAAGTTCTGCTGCGCCGTCTGCAGGGCTTGCTGGGCATCGATGCTCTTGTCGGCCAGCGCCGTCTGCTGAGCACGATCGAGCTGCGCCTGAGCGGCCGTGAAGTTCTGCTTGGCGGTCTCGAGCGACGACGCGAAGGCTTGCGCTCCAGTGCGTTCGGAGGTCTGGAACTGACGATTGATCGCGGCCTGCTCGGCCTCGAACTTCTGCTGCCCGGTCTGCAGGCCAAACTTGTTGATCTCGCTGCTGTTGAACTGGCCGGCCTGATTGACCGCGTTCATGTTGTCCTGCGAGGCCTGCTGGTAGGCGTTGGCGTCCTGCTGTGCCATCGGCAGCGCGCGGTCGATCATGGCGGCCGTGCTTGCGCCCGCGGCCATCGAGCTGTTGACCAGACCACGCTGGGCCATCTGCTGCGTGGCCAAGGTGCGAGCACGCTGCATCAGCGGGCTGTCCTTCGACAGGATGCTGTTGACCTGCCCTTGCACCGTCTCGGTGGGCTGGTTGATCGCTCGGGCGGTGGGCTGGTAGGTGGCGACGTTAGGGGTGGCCGGCGCGGTTGTGCCGACGTTGAAAGGCATCTCGCCTTGGGTCTTGCGGGCGCGCATCATGTTGCCGCCAACGAGCCCCGGATTGGGCGGCTTCGGAAGCTGGGTTTCGAACGGATTGTTGTTGACCGTGGTTTCCATGGTCGGCCTTTCAAACGAAAATGGCCCGCAATTGCGAGCCATGCCCGGGGCGCACTACCCCGGGGACAGATTCTACAAGCATTGTGATAGTCACGCCACCCCCCCAGACAGGACGGCCAGCGCCTGACGAATGTGCTTGACGCGGTCCTCGAGGCCCACGGTGCCGCCGTTGATGACCTTGGTCAGCTTGGTCCAGTCGCCCGTCTCGGCGATCTCGTTGCACTTATGGGTGGCCCAGAACCAGCCGGCGCTCAGGGCGGCGTACTGGGGGGTGCGCACCAGATCCGGCTTCATGACGACGTCCACGCCCACGGCCTTGCCGAAGTGAAAGAAGTTGTCATGGCCAGTGAGCTGGACCCACCCCGAGCCGCGGAACCGCCAGCCATCGTCGCTGGCCTCGTCCCGGTTGCCCATGCGGTTGGCGTAGACCTTGTTGGCGATCTTGCGGGGGTTGCGGTGGTAGGGCTGCGCGGCCTCCAGCGTCGGGAAGCGCTTGGGCCAGATCTTCATCAGGCGCTCAGCGGAGTAGTTCAAGTTCTCCTCGAGCACTCGGAAGTTCCCTGACTCGTGGCCGCACTGGCCAATGAAGCCGGCGATCTGCCGAGCAGTCCTGATGCCCCAGCGCTCGAAGGTTTCGTTGAACACATCGACCAGTTCGGGGTTGATGTGCATCTGCTTGAGCTGGTCAACGGTTACCATTGATCTGCTCCCTCACTTGGTTGTAGGCGTCGACGCAGGCGTTGAGCTGGTTGATGGCCCGGTCCCCGTCGGCTGCGATTTGGGCGATGAGCCGGAGGGTTTCTCGCTCGGCATCAGAAGGTTCGTCAGCCGCTCGGTCAGGTTGGGCTGCTGCTTGCTGATTGATGGCGGCAGGGGCGGCACTTGAGGGGGCTTGTACGCAACTTGGGGCGGGGAGGCGCACCCGGCCAGCGCGGATAGCGCGATCAAGGGCAGAAGACTTTTCATCGAGGGCATCGTTTGCCTCCTTGAGTTTCGTGGCGTTTGTGTTCAGGAGCTCGGCCATCTTCTGTTCAGTCTGGCGAGCCTCTTCGTTCTTCTTGGCGATCTCGGCCTGCATCTCGGCATCTCGCTCGCCCCACCCCTTGTGGAAGCCGTAGCGATAGATGCCGAAGATCACCAGCAGCGTGACGACCACGGCGATGGCCAAGCGGTTCATGACTCGCTCCTTGCGGCTGCGCGCTCGAGCGCAATGTCGGCCATGTCAGGACTGACGTGACCCGGGGGCGTGGTTGGCGGAGGCGGTGGCGTCCAGCTCTCATCCAGCTCCGGGTTCTGATAGCCCATCCAGTTCCAGTCAGGCACTACCGGATGGGCCACCGGCTTTGGGGGTTCGGCCCCAGTTGCAGGAGCGGCGGGCCGCGGGGGCTCCGGCGCGAGCGCCTGCGCAACCGCCTTGGTCGCACGCTTGGACATGACGCCACCGATGCCGCCCACGATGAGCAGCACGATGTCGTTCAGCATCTTCGTGTAGGCCTGATCGATGGGGGCCATCGACTTGATCGGCTGGGTGACGAAGGTCACCGAGTACAGCAGCATGAACACGATCCCGCACAGGATGAGCGTGACCATCACGACCACGAAGCCCCAGATGCGGACCTCGATGTCGTCAGCGGTTAGGGGCTGCTTCGGAGGCTGGTTGTTGGTTTCCATTGATTTGCTTCTCCAAGATTGGGGCAACGAGGTATTCCGGGCACTGCTGCGTGAACAGGCACTTCGGCTTCTGGCACTCAGGCTTTCCGAAGTTGTCCGGGTTCTGGCACGGATAGCGGTAGCGGTCCTGACACCCCAAGAGCATCAGCATTGTGATTGTTGCGGCCAGAAGTTTCATTTGGTCAGCGGGTTCGAGGTTGCACGCTTGAGCGTGTTCATCTCAGCGCGCAGCGCTGCAGCTGTGCTGTCGAGGTCTTGCTTGAGCGCCGACAGCTTGGTCTGCACTTCTCGCGACTGGCTCTCGATGGCTGCCTTAACCTCGCGACCGGAGGCAGCGGACTCAGTCGCGGCACCTTGGGCCACGGCACGGGTCTCGCGCGCGAGCGCGATCGCATCCGACGACTTCTCTGCGATGCGCACGGCCTGTTCCGCCAGACTCATCTGGCGTTCCTTGAGCGCCTTGACCTCGATCTCGAAAGCTTGAATCTTTTCGCGGAACTCGGTGTCGTCGTAAGGCTTGAACTTGTCCACGGCCTCGATGGTCTTTTCCATCTTGCCCCAGAACTTAATCCCCGAATACGCCGCTCCCCCGATAATGGGCAGGAAGGTCACGATCAAGCCAAGAATCATCTGGCTGGATAAGCTCACTGAGTAGGTTTTGTTGTCTTCGGATGGCATCTGGCAACTCCTGAGAAAGTGCTAACGATTCTATGAGTGATCTTTGTGGCGGCATCGCACCCACGAGGCTAAGTCTTTGAGTAATCGACACCGCTCTCGCACCAGTCACGGCAGGCGTAGGCGGAGCAGGCGAGGCCGCTGACGGGGCAGCGGAAGGCCCCGCGCTTGTTTGGGGCTGGGGCGCGGACCCGGTGGAGGTAGGGACCTCTGGCGAGTCGGTAGGTGCCGGGGTCATCGGCGCAGGCGCGGTCGGGGCAGCAACAGGTGCGGGTGTCATCGCGGGTGCAGACATGACGGGCGACACCGGACTGATCGGACTTACGGGCGAGAGCACGTTGGTGGGATTCGTGACGGACTTCACGCACGTATTGGACGATGTAACCCACGCCCCCCAGACAGGCTGCCCATAGGGACTTGAGCAGGTGCTCGTTTGGGTCTGGGTGATGGTGCCCACGAAACCCGTCTGACAGCTCAGGCTTTGCGTCTGTGTGCTTGCGATGCAGGTTGGTGGGTTCCATTTGCATGTGTCCTGCGTCAGTTGCCACTGCCCCCAGACCGGCTGGCCGTAGGGGTCCGGGCAGGTGCTTTGGCGGGTGTACGTTTTGCTGCCGCTTTGGTTTTCGAGGCAGGCTTCGGTGCGGCTTTCGCTGCTGGGCCTGCAGGTCGGCGGGAGCGCGGTGCAGGTGCTTGAGACTTTGACCCACTGCCCTTCGACTGGCGTCGAGGTTGACGTTGGGCAGGTGGTGTCGCGGCGCCAAGTCTCGGTGCCCGAGTAGTTGACGGGGCAGGCTCGCTGCTCGGTGGTGCTGCTGGGTGTGCAGGTTGCGACTGGTGCTGTGTAGCCGTAGCAGTACTGCTCCTGCCATTTGTGGTTGTAGGCTCCGGGCTGACAGGCCCAGCAGGTGGTGTTGGCGAAGCACCGCCCATCACCAGCCGGGTAAGTGCAGTAGCAAGCCTGCGCAGCAACATTACTTGCCCCCAGCGTCAGCAGCAGCCAGATCAGGAACCTTGCCATAGAGCTTCTTGAACCTTTCTGGGTGCAGCTTCACCCACGCCTCGCGCGCCGCATCGCCAATCGAGCCGCCGATCGGGCACGGGCTGCCTGACATCTCCATCGCCTCCCACACGCGGATGTCCGCGCACAGGATGGCCACAGCGCCAACCTTCAAGCCTTGGTTGGACAGCTCGCGCGCCAGCTTGATCCGCTCGCAGTTGGAGTCAGTGACGGTGGTGCCGCCCGCTACACCGATCACCGTGCTCGAGATCGCCCCAGACACCGGGACCGCGCAGATGTCGTTGCCCATGGCAGAGACCATGGGAGCCATCGCCGTCGGAGGCGGTTGGCCCTTGTAGTTGATCGTCGTGTCCTGCGCGTAGACCGCGGCGGGAAGCAAGATCGCGAGCAGCAGCTTCTTCATGGTCAACCTGCCTTGTCTTGCTTGGCGTCGAGCTTGTCGAAGATCTGACGGAGGATGTCCTTCACTTCCTTAATGTCGGAGCGATAGTCGTCCTTCTGGACATAGTCGTGCGGCAGTTGCTTCATCTCGTCCTCGAGCTTCTGAATCTTGCGGGTGATCCAATTGAAGACGAACACGGCGAGGAATCCTGCGACGCTGACGACAAAGTTGAAGAGTTGTTGGTTATCCACGGGTACTGCTCCGTTCACTCCAGAAAATGCAACTTGAAGATGGTGCGGTCATACAGCGCCACGATCTCGTCGATGATGTTTTGCAAGTGGGTCTCCTCTCGCTCCACGGCCTTGTAGCGATTGGCCTTGATCCACTTGAGCTGAGCCTTCATCGACTCCTCGATCTCGCCGGGGAACTCGTTGTCCAGCAGCGGGATGTCGATCAGCGTGAGCTCGCAGCCTTGGTAGGTCTCAGCAAGCGTATCGGCCAGCTCAACGACTGCCGGGTAAAACTCGCCAAGCGCCTCGTGCGCAGCAAAACTGCCGGGGCCTGTTGTCCGAAGGTGCGCGCGGTGCGCGAGGTCTCGCGCTAGGAACAAGACCGCGATGAACTGACCGATCGTCTCGTTAGCATTAGCCATTGTGATACTCGCTTAGGTCAGTTGCCGCCAGTGGACACGGTGCTCGGCGGTTCCGGCCACGCAACTTGCGCAGGAAAGCCTGCCTGCGCGGAAATGTTGCGCAGCTCCTGACGGTACGTTGCCCATGCCGCCCGCTGCTCAGTAGTCATCGGGCTGTCCGGTATCTGCGTCCAGTCACAGGCTTCAAGCAGCCCATTGCGTTCCGCGCGAACCATAGCCGCTTGATTGGACTGATGCCCCGCGGCAATCGTCTGCTGCCATTGCGATGATTCTTCGTCTGAAAGAACTCGAACCAGCTCACTCATTTTCATTCTCCAAGGTTAGGTCAGCGTGTAGATTCGGATGTTGCCGAACGTGGTGGTGAGGCCAGAGATTCGCAGGATGTCGAAGCCCATCACAGACTGGCTCAGCATGTTGGCTGTCGCACCACCGAACACCATCACCGGGTTCATGCTCGTTGCACTGCCTGAGTAGACCGCCTCCCAGTACATGCGCGGCATTTCGTTTGATGTATCCGGGAAAAACACCAATCGCATGTACATCCGTATGTTCCCGCTCAGCGATGGAAGCAGCGGGATGACGCTTGATGCAGTAAATGTCGCTGAACCAAAAGTTGTGGTCGTCGACGTCGTGCCGCTGACCACTGTGTAGATGCTGGGGATCTGGTAGAAGGTACCCGTGCCAAGTCCTCGGAGCGCGGCCGATACTTGGAGCGGCGAGCCAAGCGCGTATGCGTTCTCAAACTCAATCATGAACGGAGCACCGCTGGTTGTGCTGACATCAAAGCTCGACGCTCCGTTCTGAGTAGACACCAGCCTCCACTCACGGCCCGCGTCCATGCGGCCCCAGCTCATCGCACTCGTGCCGATCGTGTCGGTGGACCGGAACGACGTTTGGAACATCCCGCCTCCGTTCAGAGTGCCCGCGTCTACCACGACGGCACCTCCGGAGATCTCGCTCGATGTATCGCTGTCAGCGGCGCGAGTCAGCACCCATGCAACCGATCCAGAGCCCGCGTTGGTAACAACATAGATCCCGTTCTGAGACGACGTAGTTTGGTCCTTGACCAGAACTCGGTCGTTTGTCGTGAGACTTACACCATCGAGAACGAGTGCGGCGAACACGCCATTGTTCGTCAGAGTCGTCGAAGTTGACGTCACAATCAAGTTCGCGGTTGTGGCCGCTCGAACCGATCGCTTTGTCCACTCTTCTGGCAGCTTATCAAGCGTCAGGTTAGGGATGTCTGCCGCCAGAAGCGCTCTGAAGGATGGAGCTCCAGAGCTACCGTTGGGCGCAGCGTAGACAGAGTTCGCCGATTGGCTCGTTGTCGGGTTCAGGGGCGTGTACGTCAGCGCGCTAGTCACATCGGCAGAAGACAGAGTCACCGCGCCCGTGCGGGTGTTGAAGCTCGTGACGCCACCGCTGACCGTGGTCCACGTCGGCGCGGCGCCAGAGCCTTGCGATGTCAACACCTGTCCGGCGGTGCCGTAACTTGGAGAGGCCGCAGAACCGAGACCCAGCTTGCTGCTCAGGATCAAGTCGCCGGCCAAGAAGTTGGCGGCTGTGCCGTCCATGTACAGGTTCCAGCGGTTGGAACCGGAGGGGATCGAGCCACGGAACCCGAAGTTGTTGGTCGCGCCAATCAGGGTTGCGTCCGCCCTAAAGCCCGTCTGCGTGGTGACGGCAGACCCTGCGCCGAGCGAGGCGTTCTGCGTGGCCTCAAAGTGCATCACGTTGGCCAGCGTGAAAGACGCAGCCTGCGTGTTCAGAACGGTGCGGAAGTAGGAGGCCCGGGTCGTAACGCTAGATGACACTTCACCATCGACAAGCACGCCGTTCGAGTTCACTGATCCGTTGATCGCTCGGTTGACGCGGAGCGATTCCGAGGCAGCTGCAACAGAACCGACGGTCAATCGCCCGGTAAGCACGGACAGATTGCCGGTTACGGAGTCACCTGCAGAGTTGAGTGGCGTGAAGCCAAGTGCTTGAGTGACGTCCGAATAGTCCAGCGTCACTGCGCCCGTGCGGGTGTTGAAGCTCTCTAGGACACTAATGTTGCCGGACCCCCAGAGGCTGTAGCCGTTGATGGTTTTGGAGTTGCCGCTGGTCAGCACCGGGTTTCCAAAGGCGAAAACCTCGAGTGGAGTGATCTGCATCCCGATGGTTGGGGTGATCGTGCTGCCTGCAGTTGTCCCGGTGGCCTGCACATAGAAGAAGTGACTTCCAATCGCCTGCCCATAGGCAGAGAAACCATCGGTTCCGGTCGCAATCCAGTCGGTCGCAGTTCTGTAGCCGCCACGCGCAAGAATGGTGCTGCCGTAGTCACCCGGTTTGCTGGCAATGGTGAACCGGTCAAAGTCGAAGCGAGCGGTGTACGCTGAGTCCCAAGCGCTGCCAGAGAAGCCGCCCATCCCGATGTTGCCGGTCATCGTTCCACCGGAAAGCGGCAGGTATCCCGTCGCGGGGAGGTATGCCGCGATCCAAGAGGAACCCGTGTAGACCTTCATGATGCTGGACGTGCTGTTCCAGTACAGCGCGCCAGTCAGCAACGGGTTGCCGTCGTTGTCCACGGTAGGGTCGCTGGTCTTGCTGCCGAGGTAGCGGTCGTCGAATGCGTCGTAGCTGGCCGCGGCGTTCGAAGCACTGGTCGAAGCGGCGGACGCGCTGTTGCTGGCCGAGGTCGCGCTGTTGGCTGCATTGGTGGCGCTGGTGGCGGCGGCCGAGGCGGAGGCGGCTGCGGAGGCCGTCGAGCCAAAGATCGAGTCGATCTCGGTCTTTGTGTAGGCGTCGGTGATGCCGTAGCCCGCCAGCGTTGTTGGGTTCGAGCCAGCGGTCGCGCGCCCATACGCATCGATCGTCACCGAGCGGTACGTGCCCGGCGTGATACCGGAAGCAGCCAGATCGATGTCGTCAGCGTTGACCACGATCCGGGCCGAAGAGGCGGTACCGACGTTCAGCGTATTGCCGGACTTGGTCATGCCGGCGCCAGCGGTGATCTGGCCAGCGCCCGAGAACTGAGACCACGTAATGGCAGTGCTGCCCAGTGTGCCGCCCGCTGCGGCCGTGCAGACGTAGCCGAAGTTTGCGTTCGTCGAGCCCTGCTCGATGAAGGTGTAGGCCGCCACCAGCTCGGCATAGGTGTCGGCGTCGGAGGCACGCGTCCACGATCCGGCAGCCACCACGTAAATGCCGTTGGCGGACGCCGAGGACTGGTCCTTAACCAGAACCCGATCGCCAGCGATCACTGCCACGCCGTCGATGGTCTGCGTGCCGCTCAGCGTGATGTTGGCGGTCGTCGCCACACGGCAAGATGCCTTGGCATCCAAGCCCTGAGCTACGGTGTCCACGTAGCCCTTGTTCGCGGCGTCGCTGTCGTTGGTGGGCGCGCTCAGGCCGGTGATGGTGCTACCGGTCGCCGAGTTCATGTCCAGCGTGCCGTTGATCGTCACGTTGTTGAAGGTCGACGTACCGCTGGCAGCGGTGACGTTACCGGTGACGTTGCCAGTCACATTGCCGGCGACGTTGCCCGTCAGGTTCCCGGTCACGTTGCCAGTGACGTTGCCGGTGATCCCGGAAGTCGCCGACAGCGTCGTGAAGTAGCCGGCTGCGGGTGTGGTGCCGCCAATGATGGTGCCGTCGATCACGCCGCCCGCGATCGTGACGCTCGAGCCAAGCGAGGCGGCGCCGGTAGCCGACAGCGTGGTGAAGTTGCCGGCCGCCCGAGTCGTGGCGCCAATCGGGGTGCTGTCGATGGTCGAGGCGGTAATGGCCAGCGCTTGCAGGGCAGCCGAGGCGATCAGGGCCGTGCCGGCCGCATTGATCATGGCCACCTTGTAGCCGTTGCCCGACAGCGTCGGCATCTTGTTGAAGCCGGCCGTGATTAGGTCCAGTTCCGCACGGAGCTGTGCAGAAGATCCCGGGGCGTTGGGCGTCGGGTACGTGGAGTGGTTGTAAAAGCTGTTGGACATTATCGAAGCCCTCGCCGGAAGCTGTAGTGAAGGATGATGCTGTTGACCGTGAACGGCTTGAGGATTGCCGACACAGAAGAGATTCGGATCGCGATGTTCTCGGCGGTGCCGGTCACATCAACTTCGTTTGGCGACAGCTCCTTGCCGTCCCACACAAACTGATCCCAAGTGAAGCTGTCCCAGAAGGCCGACCGCAGGTCGTTCTGGTAGACAGAGTCGACCGGCTGATCGATCTCCTGCGATCGGTAGCCGAGGTCGTAGCCGAATGCGAACTGCGCCCATGCGTCACCGGTCATCTCGACGCTGGCCTTGCGATAGCGCTTGAGCAGTCGCGGGCTCTTGATCGAGTTGTAGGTGAGGTTCAGGTTGGCCGCGATCTCCAAGCCGTCGAAGCTGGTGCCGCGATCCATCTGGTAGACGTAGCCGTTGCTCGAGCCGAAGAAGGCCGTTGCGTTGCCTTCGGAGTCCTCGGTCTCGAAAGAGCACAGCACCGGGTTCGTGTACTGCACCGGCATCGCGCCCAAGTACTTCGCGTTCATGATGGTCAGGTACAGCCCATAACCATCAGAGAAGAAGACGCGGTACTGGCCCTTGTCGCGGTTGACTGTGCTGGCGCTGGCCAAGTTCTTGCGCACGCTCAGGAACGGGCGCAGGTTCATCGTCAACGATGCCGGCAAGAAGTTGCCGAAGTTCAGGGTCGTGCCGAGACTGACGACGCCGCGGTCGTCGAGCACGTAGGCCTGATCCATGTTCTGCGCCGTGTACGGAATCGCGCCGGTACCGGTGTTCAGCGTGGACAGCTGGAAGTTCTCGGAGCTGGTTCCGTACAGCACCGAGGTGTCGTTGCGCGTGTAGACCGCAAGCGCGCCGGATGTCTGATCGCCCGGGAGCGTCATCAGGTTTGTGATATTTTCAGACATCACGATCTCGCCAGCACCCAGCACCGGGTCCCACACGTAGGGGTTGGCAATGGCAGAGAACTGCAGCGACGCACCGAAGGCCAAGAACAGGTGCTGCTTGTGAAGGATCACGCGCTGCGGCACGTCCGGGCTCATGCCGGTGTAGATCGGCATGGCCACCTCACCATCGAACGAGAAGGCCCGGTTCACGCCGTCGACGTAGAAGACCCGCAGGCTCTGAGGGCCACCGCCGTAATTGCCAACGATGGCCTGCACGCGCCCGCCCGGCTGCGGGCTGATGCTCGAGTACGTGCCGACGCTGGTTGCGCGCAGCACGCCTGAGACGTTCAGGTTCTCGCCCGTCGTAGGTGTGCCGGTGATGCTCGAGGCCACGATGTAGCCGGCAGCATCGCCCGTCGTCCAGTCGCCAGACTGCACGACGATCGCCTTCACCAGCGCGGTTGCGCCACTGGTCGCACCCGTGATCGTGTCGCCGACAGCGATGGCGCTGGTGCCGAGGGTGAAGCTGATCTGGCTGAAGTACGGGACGTTGACCCAGCCGGCGCTCGAGCTCTTGTACAGGTCCAGCCGCGTGCCGCCGGCGTTGTCCCGCCACGCGTACACGAAGCCCTTGTAGAAGACCACCCCACGCACCGGCCCCGAGCCGGGCACAGGGCCAATGTCAGCGCGGTAATCGTTGGCGGCAAGGCTGCGATACAGGGCGTCTTCCTCGCCGTCTGCGGCTACGCCAAGCACTGCGGTGATCTCGGCCGCGGGCGTGCCGCCGATCGAGAACTGCTCACCCGCCACGAACTCGCCGGTCTCGCGGGTGATCACCACCGTGTTGCCGTCGACTGCGATGACCTTGCCGGTGGCTGCACTCGACAGGCCCAGCAACTGGTTGCCGACGGCGACACTTGTCAGGTAGTTGCAAGAAAGCAGGTTGTACAGAGCGGCGGAGGGGCTGGGCCGGCCGTCAAATCGCTCGTACCCCGCGATGCGGCTGTAGCCGCCGGTGATCGAGCACTCGAAGTTGGCCGCACGGCGCAGCACGCCCGGCGGCAAGGACAGCGTTGGGGTCACCTGATCGAGCCCGCCACCGAGCTGGATCAGGTCGTACTGCACTTGCGGGAGGTTCATGCCGGCCATGCGGATCTCCTCAGGCCAGCGGATCGCCGAGGTAGACGTTGGGCAGTTGCTCGCGCTCGAGCTGCGACAGGAGCGCCGAGTACTGCTTCTGGGCGCGGGTAATCACCTCGCCAGCGGACTCGAACAGGCCGTAGTACTCGAGCGCCTTGTACACAATGATCATGTGCTGGTGAGGCTGCAGGTCCGGCTCGTCGGCGTCATTGACCAGAGGCGTGGGCACGCGCTGGTACTCGCCCACCACGGTGTAGGCGGCGTCCATCAGGGGGCCGTACATCAGGGCCTTGCTGTTGGGCTCGACGGCAAACACCAGCGGACGCCCCACCAGATCCCGGTTCTGGTTGAACCGGTAGGTGTCGCGGAAGACTTGGTACTCCCACTCGACTAGCCACTGCTCGTCAGAGATGCCGATGGCCGTGCGCCAGCAGCGCAGCGTGTCCCGGTGCCAGTAGCGCCAGTCGGTGAGCCCCGCCTGCGTGGGCGTGGTCTGGGCGCTGTTGGCGGGCGCCTCGAACTGGAACGGCTCGCGCATGAAGCCCCACACATCGTGCAGGCCTTGGATCTCGAGCCAAGCGGTGTTGATCCAGTCGCACAGGCGCTTGGACTCACCCACTTGGTTCTGCGTGGAGACCGGGCCATTGCCCGAGGCGCCAGCCTCTTGGCGAAGACGTTGGGCGAGCTGCAGGAAGTTCATGGCGTGGAAATGAAAAAAGCCGGCGCTAAGGCCGGCTTGTTGTCGTGAGGGCGAAGTATCCCGGGCGCAATACTACAGCATCGTGATACATAGGTCAAGGCATCAGACCGGGTTGGACAGCATCTGACGCAGCCATGGCACGCCCTTCTGCGGGTTGGGATCGTGCATGACTTGGAACGGGTAAGTCAGAGCCAACACGTTCTCTTCGGCAAAACCCATCGAGCCGTCGGGATTGACGATCTTCTTCTGGCGCACGCGCGACTGCTTGGCCTGCGCGAGTACAGCAACGTGATACCGGCGCAGCTTTGCCGTGTTGCCACGGACCACCATGCGGTAGTCGCCGTTGACGTTCACCTCGACAAACGAGGCTTCGTTCTCGTTGTTGGGCTCGTTGAAGAACACCTCGAGCTCGTCGCGCATGAAGGCTTCCTCGTCGATCTGGTCGGTCCGGATCACGCGGTCGGTGTCGATGACATGGCCAGTGGCCGAAGAGGCCTCGGCCGCAGGGGTCACCTGCTTCTCGATCTGCACGTCGTCGGACGCAATGCCGCGCTTGCGCTCGTAGGAGTTGATCTTTTCGCTCATGGGTTTGGTCTCCAGTAAAACAGGGGCGGGGCCGCCCGAAGGCGACCCCTAGCCGACTTAGGCAGTCAGCGGGTTGGACGGCACATCCATCAGATCGATGAAGGTGTCGGTCACGCCAGCGGCGGACAGGTCCACGGAACCGGGCACGAAGGTCGTGCCGGCGGTGACGGCGATGCGCATGGCGCCGATCGGGCAAGTGCCACGAGGAGCGTCAGGGAACATCAGAGCCACACGGCCTGCGGCCAGCTCAGCGTTGTCCACGATCTGGCCGGGGACGATGCTGACGGCGCCAGCAGCGTTCACGGCGATCAGGTACAGGCGAGTCGAGCCGTTGGTGCCACCGGTGAAGCCGCCGTTGACGGAGCCCACGCCCGTAGGGGCTTGGTACACGCTGGGGCCGCTGTAGCTGATGGCGATGTTGTCGGTCGCAGCCAGCGAGTAGAAGCGGCCGTCGATCGTGTAGGTGATGTTGTTGACGGTCTTGATGGTGTTGGCGTTGGTGCCTTCAGCCAGACCAGCAGCAGCCAAGCACAGGGTTGCGCCGGCGCTCATTGCGAGGTTGTCAGACATGATGAATTCCTTCGAAAAAGAGAGATTGAGAGATCAAGGGTGTGAGGCGAGCTCACACCCTTTGGTCATCACAGAGCGGAGCAGGCGGCCTCGATACGGACCATCCAGTTCTCGTTCAGGCGCACAGCGTTCTTGTAGAAGTTGGCGCCGACGTAGCCGAACTGGCCCATCGGGTTGGCGTGCGTGATCTGCTTTGCGGGCAGGTAGATCGGCTGGATGGCGCCCATGCCCTTGAGGGCAACCTGACCCCAAGCCTCCTGAGCCACCACCATGATGGGGTAGACGTCAGCGGTGGTGCCGGTGGTGCCGCCGTTGGACAGGAACGTGCCAGCAGTGACAGTGCCGCCGGCCGCGAGGAACGGACGGAAGTACGGGCTGGTCACGATGCGGAAGCGCTCCACGGTACCCACTTCACGCTCATGCACCGGCTTCTGCGAACCGTAGCGGGCCACGGGCACGAAGTTGGTCAGGTTACGGAAGTCGGCTTCCATGTCGGTGTGGATGAACACCAGATAGCCGGGTTCGATGGCGGTCGTGTTGAAGTTGACCGAAGAGGCCAGCTTCTCGGTCACCAGCTGAGCGTGTGCGCTCTCGAGCTGACGGGCAGCCTGACGCAGCTTGTTCAGGGTGATGGCGGTGTTCACGCTGGCACGGGCGGAGCCGTTGGCGTACACCACGTTGGTGCCGCCGCGGACCACGCCGTAGCTGATCAGCTCTTCGATGGAGGCCATGTGCTCGCCCACCAGCTTGACCATGTCGCCGGGGATGTCGTCCTCGTACATGGCTTCGGCTTTGCTCGACAGCTTCATCAGCACGCCGTACTGCTGCAGGGTGACCTGCACGTCCTGATACGTGATGGTGCGCGAGCCGGGAGTCACGCCTTCTTGCAGCAGGTAGTTGCTGGCGGTGATGTTCGGGGCGCCGTTGGTGCCAGCGTCGATCGGCAGAGCACGACGGAACACCACGGTGTCAGTCTTGTTCTGGGGGATCTGCTTCTGGGTACCGAAGGTGCTCAGAACTTTGATGGGCATGGCGTGCTTGAGCATCTCGCGCTCGGCCATGATGAGGTTCCGGGAAGGAACGAGGGAATAGGTTTGCATGATCAATTACCTTTTTGTCGATCAAGTTGGTCCAAGTAGGCCCAGTACTCCTGTGGCGTCATGTCCTCCACGGCCTTGGTGCGGGTTTGCGCACCAGAGCGGCCCGAGGGGATAGCCGCCGCAGCAGACAGGCGCTGCGTTCTTTGTGACGACACTGTCTTCATGGCGTCCGAGTGCAGATCGAGCAGTCGTACTGCGTCTTGCGGGCTCTCGCTCGCCGCAAGCATCTGCACTTCGCGTGGCTGCCGATGCAGCCAGCCGAGGAATTCAGGCGTCTGCACACGATCCTGCCAACCCGGGTGCCGAATCTCGACGGCCATCTCGGCGCGCAGGCGGGCGATCTCGTCGGGGGACACACCGGGCTGCTGCGCAGGCGCCTGAGGCAGGGTTGCCTTCAAGGCCTGCAGCTGCTCGTTGAGCGCCGCTTCCATCGCTTCCGCGAACTCGGGATAGTCGCGTTTGAGGGTTTCCATCGCCTTGGCGCTGCCCTGTGCGGCCCGGATCTCTCCGGCGCTGGGTGCGTCGCCTCCGCGAGCGGTGACCTGCGCAGCAAGCTGTTGCTGTTGCTTGAGCTGGCTGCCCAGACCACCAATGTGGCCCTCGGCATTTCGCAGACGATTCGTGACTTGGCCAAGCATGGCCTCGAGTCCAGCGATCTTGTCCAGCAGTGCCTGCTCGCCTGTTGCTGCCGGCTTGGGCTCGCCTTGTGGTGCGTCGGCCGGATCAAGGTTCTGATCGGCGGGCGCGGCGGGCTCTTCGCTGGCGGGGGCTGCGGGTTCTGCGGGCGGTTCAGCAGGAGCTTCTGGAGCCGGCTGCGCGCGGCCAGACTCCTCTGCATCCAACTGTTCCCAGATCTTCTGTGCTTCGTCTTGCGGGTTGATAGTTTCCTGTGCTGTGGTCATTTCGGGGTCGTCTCACTTTTGGCCATCACTGGCCGGGGTCTGCCAGCGCTGAGAGTTCCTCAGGGCTGACTACGGGACTGGCGCTCGCCTCATCGGCAAGGGCCAGAATTCGTTTCAGCTCAGCGATCCCCCCACGGATGTGAGCTGTTTTTTCGGTGCCAAACGACGGGCTGTCGTTCAGCTCGCGCAACTCCTGAAGCCGATCGTTCAGGGTTTGCGTGAGCCGCTTCCAAGTTGCTGAGCGGAAGTCTTCTGGGCGCATGTGTTTGGGAAAAAGAAAGGGCGCCCGGTTGAAGGGGCGCCCTTTCAAATGAAAGATCCTCGGAGAAACTCGGGGCGGCAACTACAAGAGACACTGCCCCGGGGCTGAATATACAGCATTGTGATACCCCGTGCAAGACTTTATCGGCGCATCATCGTGCCGACGTTCGCGTGGTACTTGCGCGGGTGCGTGGCCGAGTCGGAATACCCGGCAGCGCCAAGCAGGGTCATTCGGATAGGCAGCAGCATGTTCAATCCTCCTGTGTCTGGCAGTCGTGTTGCTCGGCGTGGTACTGCTCGGCCGTGGCCTGCTCGTCCCAGTCGGTGCCCTCCTCGTTGAGCACCTGCCAGCGCTTGCCGCACAGGTTGCAACTGATGTGGGCGATGTTTTCGTTGAAGTCTTTCATCATCCGATCTCCGCTCGAGCATCCATTTGGAAGGTGGTCTGGGCAACGGTGCCGTTGGTGAACACGACGCGCACGAACTGATAGACCAGCTGCACGGTCAGAGTCGTCAGCGTGTTTGCAGCCAACGTCGTTTGAGCAGCGACGCGCCATGTGCTGTTGTCGCGGCTCACCTGCACTTGGAAGCCGTTGGTGGCACTGGCCTGATCCGCAAACGCGGTAAACGAGATCGTCTTGTAGACGCTCATCGTGTTGCCGAAATCAAGGCCCACGCCGGTCTGGACGCCGCTGACACCGATGGTCGTCGTGGAGATGGGTATGTTGAGCTGCTGGGGGTAGCTCAACTGGTTGGACAGACCGCCGCCGTTGTACGTGGTAAAGGTGGCCAAGCGGAAGCTGGTCTGAGCTACCGGTCCGTTCACAAAGCGCACGCGGTAGTAGCGCGTCGAGATCGGGATCGAGAAGTACGTCCAGTTGGCGTTCGACGGAATTGGCACAGCCAGACCGGTGTACCAAGTCGTCGGTGCTGTCGAAGATGTCTCAGTGCCGAAGTCCACATACAGCTGGCCCGGGGTTTGGCCAGCGGTGTGCTGCACACCTATCACCAGCTGCGTGTTGTATGCAGTGGTGCTGGTGGTCGAAGCGGCTACGTTTGTCGCGCTGCCAGTGAATGTTGCGCTGGCCGCGAGGTTGGTGCTGGACAGCAGAGCGTAGATGTTGCTGTTGATTGGAGTGATCGAGCTGATCTGGTTGACCACGTTGACGCCAACAGCGCCGGCAGCGTCGGATCGCGGCAGCAATTCAACCCGCTCACGCAGGTAGTCAAGAATACGGACAAAGCTCAGGCGAACGTCGGTGCGCTTGATGATTGCGCCGCCGCAGTTCGTCAGCGGCAGCGACGGGGGAAGCGTTGTTGACCCAATCGGCTCGAATCGGAAGGTTGTGCTAAAGCTATCGGTGCAGCGGTATGTGCCATCGAGGCCGAGGCTTGCTCCGGTGACGTTGTCTCTCACCCCGACGAGGTTGACGTAGTCGCCAATCGTGAGGCCCGAGCCGGTGGTGTTGAGCGTCACCTGCAATACGTTCGGGCTGAACACGCGCTCGATCGACTGGATGGACTGCGTGATGTTGCCGTAGGCCACGTTGCCGCCGTTGATGCGGGCAACGTAGCCGCCGTAAGTGGTTGCTGTCGCAACAGCCCCCCAAGCCGCAGTGAACTGAGTCGGCGAAATGACCGAGGCCACCGGAAAAGAGTTTGTGTTGACCGCAAAGTTCGTCTGATCCCTGACGCCGAAAACTTGGATCTGATCGCCAGTCGTCAGGCCGTGCGGGACATCGGTAGTGACGGTTGCACCAGATGAGGCGTTCTTCACGGCTGAAACGATCTGTGCCACTGGAATCACAGAGCTCGGTTGGCTCACGACTCGGAAGCGCAGCTTGTAGGTCTGCGTGACATCCGGAATCACCTCGGTCCGGACCAGTCGCGTTGTCTGCGCACCAGTGCTGTCAACGGCCACGTCACTC